TGTCTGCGTCAGATTGAGCTGAATGAACTCGGCAGGAGAGGTGAGTGCCACTAGCACAGTCACAGTGACGAGCCCAGCCTGCGCGGTCTGCGGAGTGTTATTCGTGGTGTCACAGATGACCTGGAAAGAGTCAGCGGCAGTGTCTCCCGCGAACACCCCAGACTGGAACTGCTGCTGAAGGTAGTTATTCAGCACGCTCTCAATCTGGCTCCACAGATTCGGACCGTTGGGCTCGAACAGCGCGAACGACAGGAGATTGGTCATGTCGTGCTCCAGCGCGATCATCTCGCGCCGGATAGCCAGGAACTTATCGGGATAGCCAGTCGCCAGCGTGCGAGCGCCCATGATGCAGAAGGCCGCGCCACCGCCCGGTACCGGAACTTGCCGGATAACATTGACATTCGCGTTATTCAGCGTGTCCAGCTGGCTCTTGCTGAACGAGGCTTCCATGGCCAGCGCGGACACTGAGTAGTTAACGCCTGCGGGCGACTGGTACGGTCCGGCGGCAATATCGTTCGCCTGGAACTTCGCCAGCACAGCAGGACCCGGGGGCAGCCAGATGGTCGCGCCGTTAACGGAGCTGGCAGGGTTCTGGGTGAGTCTCCAGGGACCGTAAACAGCCCCGAACGAACTGGCGGACAGTGCCGGGGATCCGGACTGGACCAGTGCCAGATACTCGCTTACGACCGATGCCGGATACCCCGTGGAATTCAGGGTAGCCGCGATAGGTGCAGGACCGTCGCAGACTATCACCTTGTCCCCGTCGGTCGCGGCCCAGGCGAGCAGATCGTTCAGGGTCACCGCGTCTGAGACACCGGGAAGGTTGACGGCCATGGCCTGGTTCTGGATGGTGTCCAACTGCGCCGGAACCAGAGTGCCCAGGACAGGTGCGCTAGTGCCGTCAGTTCCGCCCGTGAGTGACGCGGGAGAGCTGACTGCGGTCAGATCGTTCTGTCCGGCCACGTAAGTAGTGATCTCGTCTGTGACGTAGACGTACTTGGACCCGTTCTGCGAATTAAGTATGGGCACGCAGAACCTGGAATCGGCCGGGTTCATCGACAGGAACGGGAACGTCTCTTTCAGAGTCTGCGTTCCGCCCGAGGTCAGGTACACCTGAAGCGTGAAGTACGACGCGCCGTTCGAGCCCGTGGTAGTGGAGACAGTCACCGCGACCTGCTGCCCCCAGACGCCCGGGGAGGACGCGGTGAGGACGAGCGCACCGTTCACGGTAGCTGCGATGTCTTCCAGCGCCAGCGTTGACGCGGTGGCGTCACTGTTGGCGCAGCGGAGAACGAATAGCTGCGAGCCGCCGTTCGCGAAGAAGTCATTGACCGCCAGCGGGAGAAACGAACTGGGCGCGTCAGCGTAGCTGCCGTACAGCGTGGTGAATTCCGCCCAGTTCGAGATCAGCTGCGGCGTAACCGGACCGCGCGGGTGCACCGCAGCGATAGCCGGAATGGAGCCCCCGGGGACGGCAGCGATGCTCGTCAGAGGCTGGTACGACTCCGTGATGTACACACCCGGACGCCCGTAACCTGTCATTCCCGAATCTCCCTAATCCCTGGACTGCGTATTCCAGGAAATGTCTTGGCGAATTCCCAGGACACTGGATTTGTGTACCTCTGGACCCGGGAGTACGTCTCCCCCATTGTAGTAGTCGCTGAGGTCCGCAGTGGTAATGGCATTGGCGTAGGCTACGTCGAGCGTGACGCTGGATGCCAGCGGCACTCCGGTTCTGATATCCGTTATTTCCCCGATTACTTCCGTGGGCACCCGGATCATGTAGGTCGCGGTGAAAAGCTTCTTCTGAATCGGCCCGTCCTTGTAGCTGTAGAACTGCCGGACCGGGCCGCCCATTCGCGTAATACGACGGAAGGTGCCGTCCTCCGGAATGACGAGCGTGGCGACTCTCCCGAGACGCGTCGGCTGCTCCAGCTCCGCCATGATCGGGTACATATGCTGCCTGGCAATCCTCCCGAGCACGGTGATCTGATAGTCGATGTTGTACGGAATCGGGAAGTCGGCCTGATACGGGGAAGCATCCGGATCGTATGAATCGGCGGAGTCAGGCCACCAGTTCGGGTAGCCCTCGGGAGCGTACGGAAGCTGGATCGTTCCCCGGTGCTCGCGCTCGTGGGCGATCGAGATATTGGGCATGGAGATGAGGATCATGGGCGGCTCGTACTTGACCAGCTCATCCTCTGGGTTGATATACCTGACCACGACTTCGCGGGAGGAGTTGTTGCCGTCAGATACGCGAATGCCGCTGAGCTGCTGGGCGATGGCACGGTCTTCGTTTATGAGCCATGTCATGGGGTTGGTCTTTCGCTGAAGTTGGAGAAGTACGCATCCTCGACCAGGTATTTGATAGCAGCTTCCAGAACTTCCACGTCGTCCCCCGCCATACCGAGGAGTGTATTGCATCTGCCACACAGTATGCCGCGCACGTGGTCATCTACGTGGGAATGATCGATGAATCCTATTGTGTAGCTTCTGGACTCGTCGAACACACTGCGACAGATCTTGCAAGCGTTTCCCTGCGACTCCATCATGCGCTTTTTCTCAGCAGCATCTATTCCGTAAATCGATTTCTGAGTGGAGCTGTTCTTACAAGTGCGGCAGTAACGTCTGTTTGTTGTGGGGTACCAACCTCGGTGAACACTGCCTTCGCGAAGATCATGACCGTTACGGCAATAATCTTTTTTACGATAAAGATGCGTTTCTGACATGCATAGTGGGTTCCTGCACCAGGTGCCCAAGCGCTCGTTCGCTCCCAGGGTGAGCTGGAGCACATCCCGCGCATACCACGTGCGAACATGCCCAGTGCGGTTGTTTGGTGCGTAGTAACAGGGGTGCCCTGTGTTGTTAACACGGCCTGTCCACAGCAGACAATCGCCATCATGCGCAACATTTTTGCTAAATATCTCCAGCGTCAACGGTTGCTTTGTTTTACGACTGTACGTGTATGTCATGGCGTCGGTCGCTCGCTGTAGTTCAACCAAACCGCATCTTCGACCATTTCGTCACTTTTGAGCTGGAGAGCATCGATAGACACGACTGTCGGCCGTTCCTGGATCTGCCCGGACTCGTTGATCTGGGTGATGCGGTAGACCTTGGTCTTGTACATCAGCCGGTCGTTCATGTACTCCCCGGTGTTGATGTCAGCCAGGACCATTCCCGATTGCGTGTAGACGTTGTACGGAATGGTCGCGCGGAGAGCATCGGACATGTAGAAGCCCTTCTCGTCCCACTCGTTCTCCCCGACGAGGAAGGTGACGTGCAGGCAAGAGAGCCGGATGGGATTCTGGTACGAGCGACCTGTCCCTGTGACCTCGTTGTACAGGTCGTCCCAGGTAGTGCGGTCGCGATCGAATCTGTAGTAGTCAACCCAGTCGCCGTAGTTCTGCGACCAGGCAACCATCCCGCTGTATAGTCGGGAGGTTTCAAAAGTCGGACGTGAATTTTCCGCGATGCCGGTCAATCCTAGCCATCCGATACCACCTCCTTGTACTCGTCGACAAGGGCACGCATCCGCTGGGGATCCCCGAACGCGGCGTAATACCGGTTGGCCAGCTTCTCGTTATCCTGGGCGCTGAGCTGCCCTGGCCATTTGCGGAGCTTCCACTCTCCCCGGATCACCGGGTGCCACAGGTGGAGAACCTGATTAGGGGTGGTCTTGTGCTTCGCGTAGAGGGTATCGACGGCGCGCATGAACGCCACGTCTTCCCCGCCCCAGCCAGCGAAACGCGTGTCGCAGCCGCCAACAATGTCATACGCCTCGCGCGGCATCACCTGGATGAGTGCGCCCCACCAGTGCCCGTTCGACGCCGAAGACTGATCTTCGGTATCGTCGCGACTCGGGGGAGAAGGGAAGACGAGCGGGTCAGCAGGATCAGACGCCAGAACTCTCTGGGATGCTTCCCGGTTCAGCCGGTAGAAATGCCGGTACGGGATATACCAAAGGCGCTTTCCCTCGCGCCGGGCTTCCCGGATTTCCCGGGCGCAGTGAACGAGCACCTTCGCGTCGATGTAGCAGTCTGCATCGAGAAGCACGAGGATGTCTCCGCGAGCGCGGGAGCGCGCGTTATTGAACGCCGTGGTCTTTGAAAATGGCACATTGTCATCCCGGCCGATGATCATCCTGGCGCGAGGAAGCTGCGCGGCCCAGTAGCGCACGAGCCATTCAAACGCCTGGACGCGGACAGGATCATCGCCCCCGAACGGCATGAGAAGTGAGATGCCCGCACCACGAGACTCGCGCCTGCGCCTGATAAAGTTAACCACGTATTCAAGAATAGCGGCCAGGATGACGCCGATGGCCACGGCCAGCAGCAATTTCCAGAATATGCACATCATCGTAGCGCCCTGCCTAGACCTCGGAAAGCATCCCAGATTTCGTGCTTGCGGTCTTCGACATAGAACCGGGATGCCTCGATCAGTCGTCCGGGCTCAAATGGCGCGCGGATGGACTGGCTGTAATCGCGGAATTTATGGAAACCGCCCTCGTACTTGCTGGCGTGCGGGTTCACTTCGAATCTGCGCGGGATGCCGAACGCGTCAGCAATGACGAGGCCGTGCAGAGAGCTGGTCACGATCTTCTGGCATCTCCCGATTTCCCGGATGACATCGAGCGGGTCTCCCGAGACGTCGATTACCCGCGTCGTGAATCCGGGGCCGAACCACGCCGGGTTCTTCGCCAGCGAAGTGTCTGACCAGTGGGGCACGACACCCAGGCCAACGTCCCTGTGGTGGACGTAGACAAGCTCGTCAGCCAGTAGCCCTGGATCCCCCAGCGCGTAGTCTCCCGGGACGCTGCGGGCGGACAGGGGGCCACGCAGAGCCCACACCGTGGCGGTCTTAGTGTGCAGGTGAAGACGGGAATCCTCGTAGAGCTGACCGGCACCGAGAATATGACCTGACCACTCTGGCGGAATGTGTTCCAAGACTGAGCCCGTGACGACCACGTTGGCCCGGGAGACGGTATCCCGTGTAGCCTTGACGCCCGCGAAATGCTCAAGCAGAACCGGGGCGAGTGCGTCCCCGAAGTTCTTTCGGCCGTTCCAATAGTAGACCTTTGCCTGCTTGTGCCGTGTCATTGGGCGAATACTCCACGCTTCAGTTTGAACCAGGTGCCGCAATGTGCGTGCTTGCTGTGATTACAGAAAGCGCAAGCACGCACGAGATTCCACCAATGATCTGTTCCGCCATGAGCTAGCGGAAAGAAATGATCGAAGTGCTCTCCGGGGCCGCCGCAGTACTGGCACTGGTCGTTAACAATCGCTTGCCGGTAGGCGATCGATAGCACACGATCTTCGGGGGAAAGCTTCTGCTGAGCGCGCCGCGCCGAGTCGTACGCTCTCGCGTGCTCCCGGTGAGTCTCCCGCCAGCGCTGCATGTACTCTTCCCAGCTATCACGGTTGGCGTCACGCCACGCTTGCACCGACGCGTTCACATGGTCTCGGTTTTGATCAACCCACGCCAAATGCTTCACTGTGTCAGCAGTGCGTTTTACTGGATCTTCCCAGCGCGCTTTGCGTTTAGTTCGGAACTTTTCCGGGTTACTTCCGTAGTAATTGCGGCAGTACTGATTCCCTGCGAGCTTCTGGCACGGCGGACAGCGAAAAGATTTTGAGTACTTTGACACAGTGAACGGATCGCCGCAGCCTGCACAGTCAAGCGTTTTGGTGTCACTCATAGTAATTCCTCATTACAATCCGGCACCATAGAAGAGGCTGGTAGGCACGCCTGAATTATCTTCGTAGGTTGAGTCTATGGGTGGCAACATCCGTGTTGGGTATCTATGGTCGTCGAGTTCTCGGGATACGAACAGCGGTACGAGACGTCCGGTAGTCTGCGACTTCCGGCGGAGGTCGAAGGTCTGCATCCGGTTTGGCCCGACATTCAGCATCGAGCAGACCGAATCATATTCCTGCCCGAGCGCGGCGATCTGCTGCATGACCTGCTGGTACCGCGCGGTCCGGTCAATGCTCGTCGACTCGGCCGTCTGGATATTGACGTCCAGGGCCATGTCGTCAGCGAGCGCCCAGTAGACGTACCTCGTGCACAGCAGAACAAGCGGGCGCTCTTCCTCGGGGGGAAGGTTCTCCAGGTTGATCGGGTTCGACCGGTAGGTGATGAACCCGTTCCGGTCGCGGTACCGCTCGGTTATCTTCCGGTTATGCGTGTGCCAGATCACCGCCTCCCGTACGTGGTCGAGCAGCGCGTTGTCGGAGAACATTCCGTACGACGTTCCCCGGATGATCGCGGTCGCGTTGTAGGGCAGCGGGTTCGTGAAGGTGACGATGCCGCTTTCGGAGTCAGCGTTGTAGTCTGCGGGGGAAGCGAGAATCGTAGTGCTCGATCCGTTCACCAGCGTAATCGAGAACCCGATCTGGCAGAGGTTCGGCTGGATGAGATCGAACATGATCTGCTGGCCGTCGCCCTGAACCTGCGCGGCGAAAGGCAGGGGATTATCCCCGATCTCGGAGCGGACGCGCTTTATGAGCCGAGTTACTTCCATCAGTTCTGCCCTCCTCGATTCAGCCGACGCAGATGCTGCGCGCTAGGGACAACGGCACTGATGCTGCCTTCGTCTTCTGAGGCGTTCTTGTAGTAGTAACCATTCTTGGCACGCCCTCGCGCTATGTTGCCGCGCATCATTCCGTTGGCTTTGAAATCTTCGTGAGGACGGTCCGGGGTGTTAGTCATACCTCCCGCAATTGCCACTGGAAAAATATTTGGACGCGCGTCTAGTGGTACTGGCGTGGAGTCACTGTACGACGCTCGTCCGGATGGATACTCCGGAGGTTTTTGAATCACTTTCCGTTGCCAGCCATCGGGCGTTCGTTCGTGGCGTATCTCATCGCGGTCCAGTAGCGTCCTGCCGTACTCACGCGTCCCGTCCCAGGCACCCTCGGCGGGCTTTCCAATGCGCGCGTGCAGTGCCTGCCGAGCCGATTCTTCAGTGCCGATGTGAATTCCGTAGGGTGCTCCGGTCTCCCAGTGCCGTTCGTCAGGCGTCCCGTGGAAGAACTGCTGGGGGGAAAGATTGTCCTGAGCTGACATCAGATCCCCCTCACTGCGCGCTCTGCCACGGGACTTTGCCCGCCATCCGGATGTACGACGGCACAATCTTCCCGACGCTCCAGTTTATTGTAGCCGTAACGGATACCGGAATCCGGGTGGACCAGGCTACTCCCCGGGTCACGTGGAGAACTCCCACCGTGTGCCAGGAAATGGCCCGGGTAACGGACACCTTCTTTCGTGTGCGCCAGGAGCACGAGGCCGTTACGCTGACCTTAATTCGCGTGTTCCACGCAATGTTTGCGCCGGTCATAGCGGAACGGACACCACCTTGCCGCGAACATGCCAGTGAACGAATATGAGGAACCGCACTGGCACAGGTGCTTCAGTCGCCCAGGAAACCGGGAATGCGGGATGAAGACGTCCCTTGGAGTGCCAGGCGACTGCGCGGACAGCAGACACCCGCGTGCGCGCGTTCCAGCCTACCGGGACATCCCCTCCGTACACGCCATTACCGTACATCCCGGTATCGTACGTGCCGCCGGTAATAGCCAGCAGCTGCCGGGTACTCCAGGCGGCTGCCAGCGTTGAGGACACGTGAGTTCGCGCGCTGTACCCGACGATGGTTGCGTGAGTTACCGGTCGCGAGACATGCCAGCGAGCTAGGCAAGCCGCGTGCACGGCTCCCCGCGTTTTCCAGCTGAAGACGGAAGTCGCGGTCACCTTCTTCCGCGTCTTCCAGGACACGGACGCGGCTACGGGGGAAACATGGCTGCGTGTATTCCAGCGAACTGCGGCAGCGCGGGACGGACGGTAACGAGCACGCCAGGAGAATACCGCCCTGGTCGTGACGTGCACTGGCCCGAGCACGCGCCACGAAACCCGGACGGCGCTCTTCTCCACTGTCCGGGTCTTCCAGGAAACACGCGCGGTCACGCTGACGGGAATGTAACGCCTGGTCGCCCAGGACGCTAGGAGTATCTTCTGGACATGCGCTCTGGCAATCCAGCTGGCGCTGCGTGCTACTGTCACGCGCTTTCGCGTACGCCAGCTCATGGAAAACACTGTTCCGGTAACTCGAACGCGCGCATTCCAGTAAACCGGGAAATTGCGGTGAATGGCTTTGCGCGTCTTCCACGACGCAGCCGCAGCCTTACTGATTCGCGAACGGGTCTTCCACGACAGTGACCTGCTGGCGGTAACCGCTGTCGTCACGCGCCACCTCCGTCATGTGCGCAGTTGACACTAACGGCTAATCAGCCTAGACTATCAAAGTCCAGCTGGAGTCCGAAGCCGTCCGTATTGAGCGGTGCGGAGTTTGTCGCCGTGCGGCGGAACCAGATAGCACGGACGTACCCGGGAGCGATAGTGCCCAGGGAAACTCCGCCCGAGTTCGTGGAGGACGGGCCGACGAAGGTGACACCGGCCGGGGCGTTCGTAGACGACGAGATGATCGCGGCCTGCGCGCTTCCCGAGTTCTTGACCGACGCGGCAGCGTGGTCCACGCCGATAGCGTGTGATGTAGCCCCGGTGACATTCGAAGAGTTCGGGAGCCACGCCACGGTGATGAGCATCGAGTTCCCTGACGCCGTGTTATTCAGGATGAACAGGCACGCGTAGTCGACCTGACTGGCCGCGTTCTGCGCCCCGGTGAGATCGAGGAACAGGTTATCCAGCGCGGTCAGGGAGAGCACGCTGGTCGACGCGAATCCGCCGAGCGAAGCGCCCGGAGAGCCTGTGACCGAGTAGCCCGAGGACGCACCCGAGTTGGACAGCAGGGCAACAACGTCTGAGGCTACAATGGCGACCACGAGTACTCAGCCCCTGTCACAAGCAGCTACGGGCGCGTTGCGCCGCCGACCACGAACTATCATGCTCACATATGACGCGTTCACTGAGTACATCCTCGCAAGAGCTGACTGGGTAACGCCAAGGTACGCAAGTGCCTTGATTTCCTGTACCTGCGCGGTGTTGAGTTTTTCCGCATCATACTCTTCGTGGCACACTCGGCAAAGACTAATATAGTCCTCTGGCGATGTCCCAGATGTCGCATGAATTTGTGCCCACTCAAACCGGAAGGCCGCTTTCAGCGTACCGCAATGCCCGCATGGTCCGGTAGCTACACCTCTAGCGCCTTTAACACGCAAATGCTTTGCATTGTATGTCGCGTTGCTGCCGGTCCAGCTCGGGTTATCCGCGCCTCTCAAGCTTGGCCCTTTTCGCGACAACGTGACGTGCGGTTTACGAAAAGGCACATTTTCATGGGTCAACACAGTTCGTACAGCCGAATACGTGGTGCTGAATTCGGCCGCAATCCCATGCAGGCTGGTTCCGCTGGTGTACTGCTCGCAGATGTCGGTTTTCTGCTTGGCGGTCAAATCACGGTAACGGTGCACTATTACGCCTGATCGATAACGCAGGTACCGGCCGGGATGGTGATGGAATTGCTGGCGGTAACCTGCTGCGTCTGGTCCGCCGGGACATTCCAGTACCACAGGAACAGACCGCTTGTCCCCGAGGAACTGGAAACCAGCGCCACCCAGCTCGCGGTGCCCGTCATGTCGATCCCGAACGGCCCGAATGTAACGGCAGCGGTATTGCTTGCCGCCACGGGAGGATACCCCCCCGAAACCGGGGCGGCTGCCGTGAACGTCACCGCCTGCCGCGCGTATCCGGTGTCGGCGCATTCCACCAGATCGGACATCTGAATAGCAGGCCCGCCCCCAGGCCCGGAGGTCGCAGGATCAGCGTAGAGCAGCATGAGGTAGCGTGCCGACAAGTCTGCCCAGGCGGTGCCGTTCCAGGCGTTCAGGTGCCCTGTGGAGCTGTTCTGCCACAGCAGCCCGGCAGTGAACGAGGGCGCG